AAGGCATGCATGACAACAAAACGGGAGGAGGCACGGAGGGAGGCGGCAAGCGGCATGAATAGAGCAGGAAACATGATGTACCTCCGGACAGGTAACCTTTTTAAGGACTTCACGGTCGAGAAAAGGGACGAGGGCACAGACGCAAGAGGACGCGTGAAGACAGAATACGACACAAACAGCACGACCACGATCCGCGCAGTCCTGGCCAACGCCACACCGGAGGAAATAGAGCGCTGGCAGCAGGAGCAGCACCCTATCACCCACACTATCACCCAGAGAGGAGCTCCCGTCGCCAAAGAGGGCGATCGTTTCGTATTCGGCAGCCGGTATTTTTACATCCAAGGAATACACGAACCCGGTAGCCTGGGAATATGGACGATTTACTATGCCCAGGAAAGGAGCGACACTCATGCAGATTGACATAAAGGCAACGAACGACAAATTCACGCAAGCGGTAAAGTCAGCCGTGAAGTCGGCAAAGACGCAGGCTCAATCAAGAGCGATCAGAGCATCGAACGAGCTGAGGAATTCAGCATTAAGAGTGCTGCGTGGACACCGCACCGGCAAGGTTTACCGCTTGCCCTACACAACGAAGGGAGTATACAGAGCTTCAGCTCCCGGAGAGGCACCAGCAGTCAGAAGCGGAGCGCTTCGCATAAGCTGGGGAGCCAGGGCAATCGGACAAGCGGACGGTGAAGTAATCGCCAGCATACACACCGACGTAAAATACGCACCGTGGCTGCAGGAAGGAACCGACAGGATCGCACCGCGACCCTTTGAGGAACCTATCATCGACGATGCGAAACCAAGGGTAATGGCGATATTCGGAGAGCCATACCTGAACAAATAAAGCAGGAAGGAGGAGGCACGCCATGCCGATAATCAAAGACATAGCAGAGAAAATATTCGACCCGGAATACGTTCAAAAAGGCAACCTAATCAACGCCAAGCGCGAAGGCTGGACGGAGCCAAAGAACGGGATAATCACAGCCATGACGGACAAACAACTAACCGTCCTTATGCTTCCCGGGATAGGCAACGTAACGAATTACTTCGTGATCCCGGCCAGCGAAGTGGTCGGCGGGAAGACATGGGAGCTTAAGTGGACGAACGACCTCGTGACAATTTACACGGATGGCGAAATCCCAAATGGCGAGGACGCTTGAAGACCTCATCTACGAGAGGATGACGGCGTGGCCGGAGCTTTTGAATAAGCTGGCTAAGTACAAAGGCAAAGCCGCCGTCTTTTACCAAAACGCACCTGCCGACACAGGAGGCTGGAAGGGAGCGCAACAATACCCGCGGATAGATTACGCCGTGGACATGCAGGCGAACCCGGAGAGACAGACGTCCGGCAAGGTGACAATCAACATCTGGTCCATCGACTCGGCAGTGATGCCGGAGGAGATAGAGCCGGAGGCAAGAAAGGCACTCTGCGGCATTTTTATGACGCCGGAAGGAGAGCCTCCATACTGCCTCGCTTGGCACAGAACGGACAACTTCAGCGCCGACAACGAAGCTGAAAGAGGAGAGCAAATCATAGGTGCATCAATGCAGTTTGACGTTTTCGCTTTCCCGAACCAAATAACCAGCGACCCGGACCCTATCCTGGCCATGAACCACTTCACGAAGGAGTGGGAGCCAACCGCAACGGTCATCGGGCACGACAGGCTGGATGAATACTTCGAACCGCAGGCGAATGAGCCTGTTTTTTATTTCAGACTGGTAAGCTTGGAGACGTCGGACGAGACGAACACGGTAGCCTGGATGAACGGAGTAATCGCCGGTCACGTTTTCGCACCAACAGCTGAGGAAAGGCTACGCTGGATCAGATACCTGACAGACACCCTGGCAACAAGAGGAGAAGTCATAATGCTGGACACTTCCCCAATGAGAATCCGGAGGCTTTCAGCAGACACAGGGCTCGACCAATTATCGCAAGGACAGATCAGGATACAAATGCGCTTCGGAATCCTGCGCAGAGCCATCATATCGCCATTGATAAAGGTGAACATCCAGGACCAAGAAGCAGACTCGACCCCAAAGAATTTATACGTGGAGGCGGACACAACCATCGAAGCGGAACCGCTAACGCAAGGCTACGAGATGAATTCGAAGCTCTGCGGCAAAGAACCGCTATAACAAGAAAGGAGCATACGCATGGCAGAGAAACCAAAACAGACGACAGAAGAAGTCGTTCAAAAGACAGCCGTAGATACGGAGCCGGAATACACCGTCGCCGAGTTTGCGCAGCATAGCAAGGCGCTCTTCGGAGTAATGCCGGAATGCGTAATTGCAGCCTTCCGCGTGGCGGGACTTGAAAAAGCCACAAAACAGGCTGCAGAGAAAGCAATCAACACATTCATGAAGAAGGAGGTAAATTAATATGTCTGGAACATTTGTAGTGGGCGAAACCAAAATACGCCCTGGCGTTTATACCAGACGCGAGAATGCAGGAGGCGTCGAAATCGCCGGAGCAGTCAACGGCATTGGCGCAGCAGTCATCAGGGCAAACTGGGGACCGCTGAACAAGATCGTATGGATTGAAAGCCCGGTAGACGCAGCTGCAGCGTTCGGTTTGCCGGGCACCGGCCACACCGTGAACATCATCGACGAAATGCTAACCGGCGGAGCTTCCAAGGTAGCAGCCGTCAGAGCCGGGAGCGGAGGCACAGCAGCAACAATCACCCTGAAAGACACAACGGGATCACCGGTCAACGTGGTCACCATCACCGCAAAATATCCCGGAGCAAGACCGTTCTCGGTAACAATCAGAGACAGCCTCGCAGACGCCAACAAGCGCGAATGCATCATCTACAGCGGCACATCGGAATTCGAGAAGGTCACATTTGCCAAAGGAGCAACCGGAGACGGAGAACCCGCAGCCATTGTCGCAGCGCTCGCGAACAGCGCAAACTTCACAGCAACCAAAGTCGCCGACGGAACAAAGGCCCTCGCAGCGGTATCCAGTACGGCATTCACAGCCGGAACGGACCCGGCAGTTACATCTGCAGAGTACAGCTCAGCGCTTAACGTGCTCGAGGCCGCAGCTTGGAACGTCCTGATTGTTGATACTTCGGACACAGCCGTACACGCGCTGGTAGCCGCATTCATCGACAGGATATACGAAGCCGGAAGCAACAGCATAGCCGTAATCGCGGAACCGAAGACCGTCGCCCTCGCAACCAGAATGCAGAATGCCGCAGCCTTCAATGACGAGAAGATCGTATTCCCGCTTAACAGCGCATACGACGCAAGCGGAACCCTGTACGACGGGTACCTGCTCGCAGCTCGCATCGGAGGCATGGTAGCTGCAATCCCGTCTAACCAAAGCCTAACGCACGAAGTCGTGCGCGGAATGGTAAGCCAGGCAGAGCCGCTAACCAACACCGAAATCGAGACAGCACTGCAAAGCGGCTGCCTTGTTTTAAGCACAAACACATCCGGGCAAATCTGGATCGAGCAAGGAATCAACACCCTGATAACCCCGAGCGGGAACCAGGACGCCGGATGGAAGAAAATCCGCAGAGTGAAGACCAGGTTTGAACTCATCGACAGAATATCCGACACCACAGCGCCGCTGATCGGCAAGGTCAACAACGACAGCGACGGACGAGCAGCCATCATAGCCGGAGCCAACGGAGTAATCAAGAGGATGATCGGCGAGAAGAAACTGCTTGACGGAACATGCATAGAAGACACGTCCAACCCGGCAGTCGGAGACAGCGCATGGTTCATCATCGCGGTGGACGATATCGACAGCATCGAGCGCATATACCTGACCTTCAGGTTCAGGTTCAGCGCTGAAGCCTAAGAAAGGAGGAAGCAAGCATGTTTAATAACAGAGGACCGATAGACACCAGGAAGGCGCTCACCGGCAAAGACGGAGCGCTATTCAACGATGCAGGGACAATGCTGGCCACAGTCGAAACATTTCAGACACAGGTCAACGTTACGAACTCGAAGTACCAGCCACTGGGAGACGCGCAGGAGCATGAAGTATTTCAGGCATACGGCGTCACCCTCACATTCACGGAGATCGTCATCGAAGACGAGGGCTTCATCCGGGAACTTTTCAATGCCTTTTCAACCGGCGTCATGCCGGAGTGGAGCTTCCAAGGAGTGGTCCAGGGAAGGAACGGCAGCGAGCAACGAATGGTCTACAGAGACGTCGTGCCGAGCGGAACCATTGACCTGCAGAACTTATCCGTGGGCGACGTTATCAAAAGGGCTTGGAGCCTATTTGTTAACAGTCCGCCAGAGCTTCAGAGCTTACTACGCGCGTAAGAGGCAAGCACAAATAACGCATTAGCCCGTACCGGAATACACACCGGTGCGGGCTTTATTTTTTGATAGGAGGATATCGAAATGGCAGAAAACGAAAAAAACACCAAAACCACAGTCATACCCGAAGCGGACCTGACTGAGGAAGAATCCAAGGCGCAGCTTCGCACATACGAAGGCGACATTCTGAAAGGGCTGCTGGCAGCCGCAGACTTCCGCGAAGACGAGGAAAGCCTGGTACCCGTTGAAATAGCACGCGGAGGAACGGTTCTTTTTACGTTCCGAATCAGACCGCTCTCGGAGGAAGAATACAACCGCTGCAAAGAAAAGAACACGAAATACGTGAGAAACAAGCAGCTGGGAATTAAATTCCCCGAGGACACTAACGCAACCAGATACCGCAGCCAACTGATCTACGAGGCAACCGTAGAGGAAGACAGGGCAAAGGTATGGGACAACAAAGAAGCATGGAGAGCTCCAAAGATTAACGTAACCAACGGCATCGACATGATCGACAAAGTGCTCCGCGCCGGAGAAAAGGACGCGGTACTGAACAAGATCGATGACATCAGCGGATACAGCTCCACGCTGGAGGAAGTCTCAAAAAACTAATAGAAGCAGGCGGACTGGCGACCGTCCTGCATCATATTTTTCAAAAGCAAGGAATACCGCCAGACGAAGTCATGGCAAAGCCGCCCGGCGTCCGAGCTTTTATGTTCGCTTCCACCAGGAAACAGGTGGAGGTGGATAACAACCAAGGAGAGGAGGTGGACTAAATGGCGGCGGAAACATTTCGCATTGAGATACCCATCGAGGTACAGGACAAGACAGACCCGGGAGTATCCCAGGCAACAAGGAAAATGTCGCAATTCGACCAGACCATAGAAAAGACCAAGTCGAAGATGGACGAATTCAACAAGACCAAATTCAGCGCAGTAATTGACGCAGTGGACAAGGCGAGCGCCGTCGCCGGAAGAATAGGTACATCGCTTAAAGGAATAACCGGTAAGGTTTGGAGCGTAACGATGACCGTTCTCGACAAAGCGACCGCGCCGATCCGAGGCGTAATAAACCTATTGAAGAACCCACTCATACAGCTTGGAGCCGTGATAGGAGTTTCAGTCGGCCTGAAAGACACCATAGACACCTTTTCGAGCTTCGAGGCGACCATGAGTAAAGTACAGGCCGTCGGAGAAATGACAGCCAAGGAGATAGAAACGGTTACAGAAAAGGCCAAGGAGATGGGCAGGACGACAAAATTCACCGCTACAGAAGCCGGAGAAGCCTTCACATACATGGCGCAAGCAGGCTGGTCAACACAGCAAATGCTCGCCGGTATTGACGGCGTTCTGGCACTTTCAGCGGCAGACGGGCTCGACCTGGCATCAACGGCCAGTATTGTAACAGACACCCTCGCGGCCTTCGGATTGAAGGCGGAGGACACGTCGCGGTTTGCAGACGTTCTGGCAAAAGCAGCAGCAGCGACCAACGTAGACGTAGCCCAGATGGGCGAAACATTCAAGTACGTCGCGCCGATCGCCGGAGCCATGGGATATAGTATAGACGACATGGCCACAGCCATAGGACTTATGGCCAACGCATCGGTAAAGGGCAGCATGGCAGGAACCGCACTAAAAACCGCAATAAGCAACCTGGTAACACCGACAGACGAACAGCAGAAACTCATGAAGCAGCTCGGCGTAAACATGACAGACAGCGCCGGGAACGCGCAGTCTTTCCACACAGTCATGTCCGACCTGAGAACTGGCTTCTCGAAATTAAGCGCAACCGAAAAGACTGCAGCGGCATCAACGCTATTCGGCAGCTACGCAATGAGCGGAATGCTGGCCATCATGAACGCAGCCCAGGAAGACTTCGACAGCCTGTCGGAATCAATCGCAAACAGCGAAGGCACAGCGGAAAGAATGGCAGAAATCATGCTCGACAACGTGGCCGGTTCATTTACCCTGCTACAGAGCGCGGTAGAAGGCGTCAAGATTTCGCTCGGCGAAAGGCTCGCCCCATACCTGCGGCAATTTGCATCGTGGCTAACTGGCAAGATGCCAGCGATAGAAAAAGCCATAGGCGGAGTTATGGACTACATCGACGGCAAAGTGACATGGCTAAGAGAAACAATTCAGGAATTCACCAGCGGAGAAGACTGGGAGAACGCAGACGTCTGGGGAAAAATAAAGATAGCCTGGGACAAGATCATCGCGGAGCCATTCAGCGCATGGTGGAACAGCACCGGGAAACAATTCTTTGTCGATAAAGCAACCAGCATAGGCAAAGGAATTGGCAGCGGGCTCACAATGGGACTGCTGGCGCTGCTTGGGATTAACGTAAGCGACACCATAGGCGAAGGCAAATCCGTAGGCGCAGGCTTCCTGCAAGGCTTCAAAGAAGGCTTTGACACGAAGCAAATAACCCAGGCATTCAAAGACTGGGCAAACAACAACAAAGAAGTGGTAGCGGCCCTGGGCGTAATCCTGGGAGGCAAGCTCATAGGCGGAGTTTACAGAGGCGTAAAAGAAGCCAAGAGCCTGATCACAGACATTAAGAACATCTTCACCAAAGGCAGCGGGAACACACTGCCCGGAGCTTCACCGTCCGCATACACAACAACCACCATGACAGTCACGGCCAACGTGGTCAACGTTTACGGCAAGAGTGTGAACAACATAGGCCAAGCAGCCAAAGACATCATAAAAACAGCAGGAGGAGCCGCAGGAGGCGCTGCATTAGGCGCAGGCGGAGCAAAGGCTCTGCTGACCGGCGGAGCTGCAGCATTGCCCGCAGCAGGAGCTCCCCTACTTTTACCCGGAGCTGCAGGAGGCGCTGCAACCGCGGCGACAGCCGGAGGATTAACATCAGCAACCGGAGCGCTCGGAACCCTGCTACAGGCAGGCTCGACTTCTTCAGTAATCGCAGCAGACGGAACGCTTGTCGCGGTAACCGGAGGCGTCGGCGGCACGCTTGGAAGCGTCGGAGGAGCACTCGGGACAACAGCAACAACCGCAGCCGGAGCTGCAGCTGCAGGCGTAGCAGGAGGCGCAGGAATAATCGGCGGCCTGCTTGGACTTGGAAGCGCAGCGATTGACCTATTCAAAGGCATCGGCAAAAGCAAGGAAGGCGACACAAAAGGAGCCAAGGACGAATATGTCACAGCAGGCACCAAGACCGGCATGGTAGCCGCAGGAGCAGGCACAGGAGCACTTATAGGTTCGGTGGTGCCTGGAGTAGGAACAGCCATCGGCGCCCTCGTAGGAGCAGGCGTAGGAGGCGTGGGAGCACTTCTGGGCGGCAACCAGGCAGGCAAAGCGCTATCAGACGCAACGGATAAGGACGGCGGACTAACGAAATTCTGGGAGTCCATCAAAACAGGAGCCTCGAACGCCGGGGACTGGATAGCCGACAAATGGGGAGCAACCGGAGACTGGATAAGCGACAAATGGAGCGGCTTCAGCGACTGGTTCGACACCTCGGTATGGACCCCGGTAAAAGACGTCGGGACAACAGCAACAACCGCAGCCGGAGCTGCAGCTGCAGGCGTAGCAGGAGGCGCAGGAATAATCGGCGGCCTGCTTGGACTTGGAAGCGCAGCGATTGACCTATTCAAAGGCATCGGCAAAAG